ATTGACGAGCCGGCAGAGATGCGGTACGGCATGGATGCCTGGACGAACGCGCAACTCGCCACACGTATAGAGCGCCCAAACGGCTTACCACCACAGATCTTCGTTACAGGTACACCGAAGCGCGTGCCCTTAATGCAGCACCTCCTATCCCAAGCGCAAGACCACCCAGATACTCACCACCTCACACACGGCACCATGCGGGAGAACATCGCGAACCTCAGCGCAGCCGTCGTCGAGGAACTAACCAGTATGTATGAGGGCACGAACCTCGGTATGCAAGAACTCGACGGGATCATGGTCGAAGACGTCGAAGGAGCCCTACTCACCCATGCTGATATCCAGGCGTATCGTGTTGACCAGCCAAGCGTGTCGCCAGCTATGCGAGTTATGAGCATCGACCCAGGATTCTCGAATAGTCCCACAGCGGACGAAGTAGGAATGATCATCGGGCAACGAATCGGAACCGGAAACAAAGCTATAGGGGAAGTCATCGATGACTGCAGTACCCGCGGCACACCAGGAGTATGGGGAGACCGCGTCGTGGATAAGGTCGTAGAGCACCAGATAGACGTGATCGTGTGGGAATCGAACCTAGTGGGACAATTCCTGAAAGAAACCCTCGCGGAAGCGTTCAAGCGTCGCGGCATCAAGATACCCCGCCTCGAATCCGTGGTCAGCCGCTCAAGCAAGTGGACTAGAGCTGAACCAGTCGCGGCCCTCGCACAGAAAGGCCGGTACCGAATGGTCGGCACCTACGGAAAACTCGAAGCGGAACTCACCACGTGGGTACCAGACTCCGGGGTGCGAAGCCCAAACAGGCTCGATGCTTGGGCGCAGCTAGGAAGGTTCCTTCTCATCAAGAACACCACAGCAGGAAAACTAGGAAGCGCGCCAACCAGGCGTATACCGTCCATCGGGTAGCCTCTCTTTAGAGGGATCCGAGTCAGGGAACACGCATGACTAAACCCGATAAGGAGAAGGAGTACGAGGAGAAAACCATCCTCGTACTAGAACGCGTCGGTGACTGCGAGATGGTACTGGGCAGGTACAAGAAGAAGGGGTGGGAACCAGTATCGTATGAGCGTGTCCCTGAGCCCCTACCCGAAAGTGTCAGGATCAGGATGCGTCGTAAGAAAACTAGTGAGTCGAAGCATCCGAAGCCGTAGGTAGCATCCCTCGTGCGTATTCTGGTACCTAGCAGTCCTAGAATCGTCATAGTGTGGCCCGCAAATCCTTCGGACTCATCATCCGAGAGTCACACACCCGGCACCATTGCCAACCCTGGGGAGGGTGGCAGGAGTGCCCCGAGGAGCCCCACACCCCCGTGCTGGGGCTCCTCCACATCCACCCCCCCTCGTAGAATCCAGGGCATGCAGAACCGCGCATGTAACAGTCGAAGCGGACTCCCTAAGAAACAATGGGCGACACCCAGAGCCGCAGAATTCGTAGCGGAGTGGCAAACCGTAATATGCAAGAACCCCACCCACGCGTATCACTGCGAGGAGTGTGGCAAGTGGCACGTGGCTACCACTCGCAGTAAGCACCACCGTTAGACTACGATTATGCCCACACTAGACCCATTGCTTCTGGTAACCGCAGCGCTCGGTGTAGCGAGGATCACCAGCCTCTTAGTGTTCGATGACCTACTCGAGCCCCTGCGGCATCGAGTGTTCAAGTGGAGCCCCCCACCCGACGATGATAATCGGGGACACTTCTACCAGTACGAGTACCCCGTGCGTGGCAAGAGTGAGTATGGGGAGCCCTTCGTGTACCACGATCCCGGCTTCATCGGTAGTTTACTGGCGTGCTACCACTGCGTAGGAGTATGGGTCACAATCGCAGCGTATGCTGCCCTGCAACTCGCCGAGTCCCAAGCCATAGTCGTGTTGACGGTAGCGGCGTTAGCACAACTCAGTGAAATCATCATCGCGGCCTCGAGGCGACAATATGGCTCATGAAGTAAGCATCAGCACAGAGATCATCGAAACTCGATTCGTCGTCATCGAAGGTATATCTCACGTCAGGGTCAACCTAGAACTACGAAACGAAGCTGGTGAGATCCTTGCACTAATCGCTGTCGATGTTCCAACTACCGAGGTTTTAGTTCATGACGCAGCGTAGAAGCCTCAACCCCCTCCGCAGGCGCCCTAAAGCCGCGCATCGTTTCAGTGATCGTATAGCCGCGCACCAAGTCACACACGCCCACACACACCCCGTCGAAGCTCGGCACATGCACACCCAGCTAGACCAGTGGCAAGAAAAGATCCTGACGTACGCCGGTATAGTCCCCGAAGTCATGACCGGATACTCCTTCGTGCATAACGTCCTCGACCGCGTTTCCTTCGAGATCGAACGATTCGACCGTGCATCGAACGAGTGGAAAGCAGACGAGTCCCCGGAGATCCAAGGTATCGAGCGTCGGTTCAACCACGGATTCAGGGCCGGACGCGCAGCCGCACTCCTGCACCTCATTGAGGAAGTGTTCGTACTGGTCACCCGTACCACTTCGCACGCTCTTCGTTTCGAGACTCTCGCTGCGACAGAGCTGCGATACAAGAATCGTCACAACGAGAAGCGCATCCTGATAGACGGATCGAAAGAAGCGTGGGAAGTAATCCCAGACGACGTCACAATCATCAGGGTCTACACCCCAGACCCCGCTGATAGGCACCTGGCTGGCGGGCCACACAAGTCCCTGACTGGTCTCCTTGAGGTCATGGCCCTGGAGCTTCTCAGCGATCACCGCGACGCTACGAGCGTGCTTGCTGGTAACGGCGTGTTCGTGATTCCCGAGGAGATTCTACCGGAATTGTCTGAGGATTTGGAGGCGTCTGAGGCTCCGGGTTCTAGGTCACACTTCGAGCGGCGACTCGAAGAAGCCATGACCGCTCCCATCAGTGACCCACATAGCCCTGACGGCGTGGTACCAATAACGCTCTTCGCGGCAGCGGAGCATATTGAGAAGATCCGGCACGTTACCCTGACAAGGGAATCCGCCACAGAGTCAACGAAGCGTATGGACTCGTACATCACGAGGTACGCCAGGGATATTGACTTACCCGCTCAGATCATCCTGGGACTGGGCGATACGAATCATTGGACCGATTGGAAGGTCGACGAGAACACGTGGGCTTACCACCTAGAACCCCGAGCGCAGCGTATAGCAGACGCCCTGTACGCTGGGCTCGTAGCGCGGATCATCGCGAATATCGGCCTCGACCCCGACGAGTACCGGCTTGTACCGAATCCTTCGAAGGCTGTAGCGCAGCAAGACCAGTCTGGTACAGCGATCGACGTATACAAGACCGGTGCGTTGAAGCCCGAAGCGTTGATTGAGGCTACTGGATTCGACGCTGGCGATATGAGGGTTGACGCTGAGGAGACGCTGCTCGCGTGGTTTGATCAGCAGGCGAAGAGTCAGAATGCTGGTGCTCCTGACCGAACAGCGGCAGCGTCAGCTCCGGTGAGGCGTCCGGCTACTATCTTGCGGGGCGCGTCGAAGATAGCGAATCAGCAGCAGCGCCAACTGGACGCTTTGTACCGTAGTGTTCTTGGGAAGGTCGCGGGTGACGCAGCTAAGGCTGGTGCGGCTGCGAAGCGGAAGCGTGATAAGGCTGACAAGACCGCCGCGTCTGACCCGGTCGTATTCGAGGGTTACGACGCGGGATCGTACTTCGCTAAGTATCGTGACATCCTGCAAGCAGGAACGATTGACCAACTCTTCACGATGCTGAGGCGTATCGCTACCCTGACGAATATCGACTACCCGGCGCTGAGGAGCCTGTGGAGTGTTGAGTTCGCATCGAGGGCCCAGGCTGTAGCTAAGACAGCCGAGCAAGCCGCGTTGAAGATTGAGCGCGCCAGCTACAAATCAGGAAAGCCAGCTCGAGTTACCGAGGCCACGATCCGAACAATGACCAGCACCGCGAACGGCGGATCCACAGAGAGCAACGGAGCGGCGGGTAATACGAAGCGTCCAACACACGCAGCTGCAGACCCAGCGCTACAAAGTACCCTCAGAGACGAGGTTGGCGCGTTCGCTACTCAGTACACGTGGATCCACGACGAGCCCGCTAGGCCCTACCCACCACACGAAGCACTTCATGGCCGATCGTGGTTCTCGTGGCAAGAATTCGACGCACTCGACCACTCGGGAGACACGTTTCCCCAGGGTAACGTGTATTTTCCTGGTGACCACGATGGGTGCCTCTGCGAGTACGAGATCGATTTCGTTGAACTAGACCAAGCAACCCAGGAGAAGCAGTAGATGGCTGGTACCACTCGTAAGTACGTCGTGACAGTAACCCGGCTTGGGAAGAAGTGGCACCTCGTCTACATCACGAAGAACAAGGGATTCACGCTCCAAAAGAACCAGCCAGGCCTCAGATCAAGACTCACTAGCAACCAAGTGACGTATGCCAGGAATTGGGCTCGGAAGCGCGGGTTCAGGATCCGCGTGGGCCAGGTCGATCAGAACCCCTTCCACATCATCGAGAAGAAGTTCAGTCTGAACCGGTCTAGTGGCGATCATGAAGCGGTTGGGGTTCACTCGAAGAATAGTTACCACTACCGCCCCGCGCCCTGGGGTGGTGTCGAAGCATACGACTATGGTGACGCATCGAATACACGAAGTACCCTGGTAAAAGCGGGGGAGCACGCACGAAGCCACAAGGAACAATGGGCGGAGGTATTCGGACCCTTCCCGTGGTATATCAAGAATGGCGTCGTATACCAGGGGTACTTCCCGAACCATGGGGACCACCTACACTTGGCCAGGTCCAAGCCGGTAGCGTAGCGTCATGCCCAGGAATACCGTAACGATCACACTAGACTCGCTTACCAGTCGTATTGGTCACTACGATACGCACACTATCCTCAGGCGGGTCGGTGCGCTCCTGGACTCTGGTGAGACTCCAGAATCTGTGATGGTGAGACTCAACCCCGGCTCAGGAGAGCCTACTGGTTGTGGGAAGCTCTGTACGTGTAAGCGGGCGAGTAGAAGCGTGTAAGCGTTACACTCTGCTTATGACCACGATGCAGAATCCGAGTATCCCCCTCGCACCACCACGAGAGTGGTTCACGCCACCCCACGATATGCCCAGTGACACGGGTTGCATCGTTGAACAAAACGGGCGGATATACGGGTACCTGTGCCATTGGGGAAGCGTCCTAATGAACGGCAGGTCTGATCAGTGGAAGCCACCACGGTCAAAAACCAAGTATGCGTATGCTCATACAGGCGACACGGTGTGCTCTGATGGTTCTACCGTGAAAACCGCGAATCTCGGTGGGGACGCTGGGCACGCTAACGTCGACATGGATGACCCTGACCGGTTGGAGAATCTTCAATCGTTCTACGAGGACACCAGCACGCAACTCGCCAGGGTCGCGTATGGCGAGGATGAGAATGGTGTGTGGTTCGCTGGGGCCTGTTGGCCCACGGTCACTGACCTCGACATCGCGAAGCTCCGTGCCAGTGCTAGAAGTGGGCATTGGGCGGCTATCGGTGATTGGCGTGATATTCATAGTGGCAGAGCAGGCTACGAACTGGTCGGAGCTTGCCTCGTCAACGTACCCGGCCTGAAGTACGCTCGGGCAGATAAGGCTGCTAGTGGCGTGATTACGATGATGCCAATGCTCCGAGAGCCAATCGTGCAGCTGGATGGTATCAACGTAGAAGAACTGGTACGAAGGATCGGAGAGTACGTCATGGCAGTATCCACACTCGGAATACGTCTCGGCACTACCGCTTACGCGGACTTACCGGTACTTGATGACCGACAGTACGAGTGGGATGGGGACGCGGCAGAGAGTCGGGTTAGGGAGTGGGCCGAAGCATCAGAGGAACCAAACGCGAAGTACGCGAAGGCGTTCTTCTGGTTCGATAGTGACTCGCCCGAAGATTTTGGTTCCTACAAACTCGGATACGCAGACGTGGTCGACGGGGAACTCCGAGCGATACCACGAGGAGTGTTCGCAGTAGCCGCAGTATTGCAGGGCGCTAGGGGCGGCGTAGAAGGAATCTCCGACTCTGACCTGGACTCCATCAAGGCCAATGTCGCCAAGTACTACGAGAAGATCGCTGAAGCCTTCGATGACGACACTATCGTTCCGCCTTGGAGTGATGAGATGCAGTCAGTAACCGCCAGTGGCACAATCCAACTCGACACAAACACCACGGGTACCGGTATCGCTGTGAGTGGGACGCTAGTGGTAGAGGATCAGCCCACTGAGGACGGGCGCCTCATCGAAGCTGGTGCTACCAAGTGGCGAGAAACCCCACTACCCCTGTATGCGAAGCTCGAGAACACGGATGGGCATAACGAAGCTCAACTCGTAGGAACCATCGACGAGATCTATCGCAGCGTCGACGATGAGAAGCGCGTCAAGTACAAGGGCACCATCCGGCCAGAAGCCGCGTCAGAATACGGGCAACGCGTCCTGGACGCTATCGCGAACGGTGAGCTGAAGGGCGTAAGTATTGATGGCATAGGTGGCCCGGAAGACTCGTACGTGAACCAGGACGAACTCTGGGTTATGACGAAGATCGTTATTGCTGGCGCTACGCTTACTCCCATGCCGGCAATTCACGACGCTACTGTTACAATCGGTGCTAGTACCGACGAGGATAGTGGTGGGGGAGAGCAGATGAGTAAGGAAACAGCGGGAGCCGCGGAAGCATCCGAAGGGCAGACCACCACAGATGAGACCCCCACCGGTGATGCAAACGCTTCAGACGCTAGTACCGATCAGCTCGTAGCTCTCGGAGATAAGATCGACGCGCTCCTCGAGGCCACTACGCAGATCCGGGAACTCCTCGAAGCGACACAGCTCAACGCGCGGTTGAATGCGATTCGGCAGCGCGAGCGTGAGAACCGGCCAGCGTGATTGACAAGGTAGAAGCGGGCGTAGTGATCGTCGCTGCAGTGATAGCTGCGGCCATCGTAGAGGTCAATGGTGGAGACCCAGAGCCATACCTCGCTATCGCTACTGCGGGTGTTGGGTACGCGTTTGGGCACGCTGTTCAGAAGCGTAGAAGTAAGAAGAGTTAGCGCCAAGCGTGGAGTGTGTGTAATGCTTCGCGTAGAAGCAACGAGTGGGTGACTGGGAGGTCACAATGGTTCCGAACGATCTTGCCGGATTCAGTGTCGAGCAGCTCAAGGGATTCGCAGTCGCGAATCGCCTGGAGTATGACTCGGTGAAGACCGGAGACTTGGACGACGCTGCTCGCGTTGCTTCCCTGGAATCCCTTCTGAATGATCGTGACCGGTTGAATGCCGCGATCGAAGCGGCACTCGCAGCTGAGGAAGCAGCCGCCGAGGACACCCAGCCTGAAGGCGACGAAGCAGCAGAAGCCGCCGAGGGCGACGATGCAGCCGAGGACTCTGACGCAGATGGTGAGGATGCCGAGACGGCTGAGGTCGGAGATGCTGATGCAGCTGTCGACGACGCAGTAGCTTCAGCGGCGATGGGTGGTGGCCGCGCGCCAAGCATACGAGTCACTCGCGATGAGGCCGACAAGGCCAGTGGCAGTATGCGGAAGTTCGTCAGGAACATGATCACCGGTAACGTCAGCCGCGAAGAGCGCCACAGCTTCAGTACGATGCGCCGCGAAACCAACCACATCGTACGCGAGGGCCAGAACGCCAACGACGCTATACAAGCAGCGATCCTCAGCCGTCTCGATGGTTCGGATAAGACCGCTGCTGGGTGTTTCTGCGGCCCAGACGACGCAATCACCGCTATCAAGGAATGCGGCGAGACAATCCGGCCACTGTCCGACACACTCCCAACACTCACCGCCAGTGGAGACGTGAAGTATGTTCGCCAGATTGACCTCGCTGACGCACTCACCGGTGTTACGGAGTGGACTTGTGCAGACCAGGACAATGTTGACCCCGAGGTCATCAGCACTTGGAAGCCGTGTTTCGAGTTGGAGTGCGAGCCCGAGATCACCAGCGCCCTGTACGCAGTCGCAGCGTGTGCCAGCTTCACTACACAGCAGCTCATTGGTAACCCACAGCTCGTAGCGAACCTCGAGCACGTCATGCGAGTGGCGTACAGTAAGACCGCTGAACTCCTCGTATACAACCGCCTCAAGGCACTGTCCTCGCAGTACTCCTTCGGCTACGCACTGACCGCTTATGGTGCTGGCGCTCAGCTCCTAGTGGTTGTTGGCTGGTTCATGGAGAAGGTCAGGGCGAACCTCCGAGAAGCTAATCCTCAGTACACGCTCACCATTCCTGCTGGTCTCAAGGAGCGAATCATCACTGACGGGTTCCTGACCGGTGCCCGTAGCCCTGATGAGACATGGGGAAGGATCCTTGAACGGCTCCGAGAACTCGGAGTTACCCGAGTGGTCGAGTTGGTTGACGAGATCACCGGAGTTCCGCTACCACTCGCTCATACGGCGTTCGTTGCTCCTGGTGGCCCCATCGCTGTGGGTGATCCGCATCCGGTGGTGCAGGAGATCGCGTTGTACCGGCCGGAGGACTTCCTGCTTGGTGTCGCTCCCGAGATCGACCTGGGTGTCACTCGTAGTCCCGAGTTGGCTCGTCAGAATAAGCTGCAGTGGTCCGTTGAGTCCTTCGAGTTCGTTGAGAAGCCCGGCTGTGCTCCAGCGGCAACTATCCAGGCTCCGTTCTGCGCATCGGGTGTTCGCCCGGCGCTTGGTACTGGCGAGGACTGCACAGCATAGTAAGGCGCCCCGTGGGGTGACATAAGGGTTACGCGCCCGGCTCTCGCATGTAGCGCGGGTCGGGCGCAACTACATAGAGAGGCAAGCGGATGGGTAGTTTGGACGTAGCAGTCACAGGAGGAGCGCCGAACCTGTTGGGTAGCCTCACTGCAGCTGCGCGCTTGCTTCCTGAGAACGCTGATTGGGAAGCATTCGGCGTAAGTTATGTGCCGGAGAATTGTGGTTTCCCGTGGGTTTGGCAGGCGTGTACTGTTGGTGAGAAGCCCCTGAATCCTGGTGTTGACGCGGTCGAGTTCAAGCCTTTCTTGGTTGAGTACAACGCGCAATCGTGTGCGGGTATTCCTGGGGATTGGCAGCAGTACGCTGATCGTGCGAAGCGTGGCCTGGCCGTTCGCGCTGGTAACGCTATCGACTTCGCTTTGTCCAGTAGCGCGCCTGATGGGCAACCAAACGACTCACCTTCGCTCCCTACGACCGCGACGGACGTAACTCCTGGTGGGGGCCCCGCGAGTATCCTGAATACCGTCAGTGGCCTTATACAGGAAGCGTACGCCTGTGGCGCTACTGGAGAATTATTCATTCACGCTCCTGCTTGGACGCTCCCTCACTGGCTTGCATCCACGTTGTTAACTCAGGTGGGATTGGTGTTTAAGCTCGGCCCGCACACAGTGGTGCTCGACCAGGGCTATGCCAATGAGGAGCCTACCGGTGGAGTTCCGGCTGGCACTGGGGAGGCTTGGATCTACGTAAGCGGCCCGGTGGAGTATCAGACTGGTTCGATACAGATCCTCGAAGACACCACCAAGGGAGTTTCCCCCAGGTTGAATCGCGCGAATGTCATTGCCGCGCAACTCGCTATCTACCGATTCGACCCTTGTTGCATCTATGCGGCACTAGCGAAGGTGTGCTGATATGAGCCCAGTAGCTCCAAACTGCTCCGATGTCACAATCACCGATGTAACGATTCTTGGTGAGGTAGAGATCAAGAATGATGCCGGGAACCCCGTCCCCGTCACATTCACGGGCGACGTTGAGGTCGACACGGACGACCTGGAGGATTGCTGCGCAGAAACGAACGCGCTACTCACAACGATCAACGATAGCGCCAATACCCTCGAAGCCTCAACACACCTCGAAGACGACCCAGCAGCATCAGGGGACAGGGGTAGTTTCGCGCTGGGAGTCCGCAACGATACAGCTGCTGTGACGACTTCAACGGATGGGGATTATTCGCAGATCAGCACAGACTCCGCTGGTCGGGTTGGTGTCGCTGATCTTGGTGGGTCGCTCTCAGTGGACGACGGGGGTACTCCTCTCGACGTGAATGTTGTTAGTGGGTCGGCAACAAACACTGAGTACACGGAAGGCGACGTTGACGCTTCGATCACGGGGCAGGCGATCCTATGGGAAGACACGGGCGATACCCTAGCAACCGTTAGCGCCGCGAATCCACTTCCCGTACTGATCTCCGATGGCGCTGGCCCAGTCACTGTGGATGGCACGGTTTCAATCACAAACGATCCAACGAAGCTCGAGGACGCTCCTGCTGTAAGTGGTGATCGGGGCGCGTACGCGCTGGGTGTTCGCAACGACGCCGCTGCCGTCACGACTTCAACCGATGGTGACTATAGTCAGATTTCGACCGACTCGTCTGGCCGGGTTGGTGTCTCTGATCTTGGTGGTTCACTGAGCGTTGACGACAACGGTGGTAGCCTCAGCGTCGATGATGGCGGTGCGACGCTGAGTATCGACGACGGTGGTGGTTCTATCACTGTCGACGGGACACTGGGCGTTACGAATGATCCAACGCATTTGGAAGACGATGCGTTTGTAGGTGGTGATCGGGGAACGCTATCGCTCGCAGTGCGTAACGACGCTGCAGCTGCCACAACGTCAACCGATGGGGACTATTCGCAGTTGTCTACGGACTCTGCGGGGCGGCTGGGCGTTACAGATTTGGGGGGTAGCCTCAGCGTCGACGATAACGGCGGTTCGTTAACCGTCGACAATGCCGATATTACAGCGTCCGCAGCATCGTTGTCTGTAATCGATGATTGGGACGAATCTGATCGTGCGAAGGTCAATCCTATTGCTGGTCAGGCAGGAGTCCAGGGCGCAAGTGGCGTAGTTACGGCGTTGACACAGAGGGTTGTACTTGCTACTGATGTGGCATTGCCAGCAGGAACTAACCTGATCGGGCAGGTTAGTCTGGCTCCACAAACTTCAGGCGGCAGCAGCGTCTACAAGAATCTTGATGTGGACGAAACTGGAGTGAACGTCAAGGCTTCCGCCGGGCAGGTATACGGATACTACGTGTACAACAATGCCACATCTACCAGGTATTTGAAGCTCTACAATAAGGCGTCTGCGCCCACTGTCGGCACTGACACTCCTGTAATGACAATCGGTATTCCGGCATCGTCTGCTGCGAATGTAGAGTTTTCTAATGGTATTGCATTTTCATTGGGCATCGGTGTGGGTGCTGTGACTGGGGTTCTTGATACAAGTACTGGTACGCCCGGAGCGAATGATGTTGTCCTGAATCTGTTGTACAAGTAGGGGGTGAAGCTTGCCTATCTCGTACAGAAGCTCATCTACCTACTCTGACGGAACAACCAACTCGTCTTTCAATATCCCCGCCCCCGCCGGGGTTAGCAACCTGGACGTGATGATTGCGGTTTTGCAGTTGTCCCCTACATCCACGCCTCTCGTTGTTACCGCTCCCACTGGGTGGGTGTTCATTCGCCAAGACGATAGGGGATCAGGCTACACGCAGAGAGCGTATTACAAGGTCGCCGGAGGATCAGAGCCCGCCAGCTACAACTTCACAACAGATGTGAACGTCAACCGGAACCTCAGCTTCATCAGCGCATTCATTGGAGTGAAAAACTCATCCCCGATTGATATTCATGGCGGCCAAGGAACAGGTTCCACCGCTCCCGTAACAGCGCCCTCGATAACCACAACCGTTGCAAATACGATGTTGGTCGGGGCATTCGGGGTTGTTTCGGAATCCACGTTTACACCACCTGCCGGTATGACAGAAGACGTGGATATTCTGCTCGCGACAAAAACTAGGGCTATTGAGGGAACGCACGAAGCGTTTGTTGGTCCGGGAGCTACCGGAACAAGGGATGCCGTGAACACCTTGGATGGTAACGAGGTGGGGCAATTATTCGCCCTCGCTCCAGAGACCGGCGATGGCACTAAGCTGTTGCCTATTCTGGGGGTTGGAAAATAATGGTAGACAACCCCGGCACCATCTTGGAAGAAGAAGACCCAAAAGATGATTGGGAATACACCTTTTACGAAGACCGGGAACCCGGCGTGGACTACTCAAACGAGTCTTGGTCTATCGATGGAGATCTGTATTCGTCGAAGAAAGAAGCTGATGTAGCGCACGATGCAAGCTCTGATTTGGGAGTGAACGATGGTTAAGAAGTCTCGTGGTAGTGCCGAGGTGTACCAGGTTGTGAAGCGCTTCGACGCTGCGACTATGAGTGTCGTGGAGGTCTTCGTTCCAACTGGTAGCGTGGAAGTCGCCGAGGAATTGGCCGATTACACGGAATTCGTGAGTTCGGTCGAATCTGAAGCGTCAGAAGATGCAACAGAGGGCTCTGAGAAGTCTGTGAAGAGGGCTCCGAAGAAGCGTCGCCTGGGGAAGAAGAAGAGTTCGTAGTAAGCTGTCACATAGTAAGCATTGCCCTGGGGAGGGGTTGTTATGACACAGGTTTGTCGACCAGCTAAGTGCATCGAAGCGATTCGAGTAGCACTGCTAGATCAGTGCACGTACCAACCCGTCGAAGGACTGGTGAACGGGTACGCTATGGGGTGCATCATCGAACCCGAGTGGAGCCCAGAGATAGAAGAGGGAGAAGAATCCACGGTGAAAGATAACTGTGGGAATATCTGCCTCGAAGACGTCCGGTGTGACCTGATCAAGCGGTGGAATGTATCGTTCAAGATCAAGCAGCCGGACCCAGAATTCATCCAGCTGACCGGTGGGGAGAACCTCATCGTGAATGACGGTACTAGTGTGGGTGTGCAGCACCTCGCGCAGGTCTGCTCTCCATACGTGTTCCTGGAGTTGTTCGAGAAGACCGATGACTGCCAGACAGGTCTGCCCGTGTACTTCAGGCACGTGTTCCCCGCCATTAGGCTCAAGCACACCGGTAATGAGCGCGAGGGGATCTTCCGCACGTTGACCATCGAGGGTAAGACCACTAGCGTTCTTCTTGCTGATGTGGATGATGGGCCGTATAACGACATCCCTGGTTATGCTACTACTGCTCCTGCTGGTTCTAGGTCGGACTACTTCTGGTTCGAGGATACGACTGTTCCGACAGTGGCATGTGGAGCGATCGAGGTTCCAGAGCAGTGATAAGTAAGGTTTCTGGTTGAAGCGTTACTTTGGAGGCGGGTTAGTAAAGGAAGGCAGAGTTAGATGGGTGTCCCGGTAGAGTTCTGCGAGCCCTGGACTACCCCAGATAAGCTCTGCTGCCCCGACGCCGTAAGTGTCGACTGCGAAACAGGCGACCCCGTAGTTGCTTCGTATGCTTGGACAGACGAAGAACTCATCGAAGCCGCTACAGGGATCCTGTACCGAGCGACCTGCAGCCTCTACCCCGGGCACTGCGAAGTAACGGTCAGGCCATGCGGGTATTGCAGTTGTAACCGTAAGAAGTGTGGGTGTGGCAGGTACATCTACATTGACCTGCAGGAGAAGTACCCCATTGTCAGCATTGACGAGGTGTTGATAGACGGGGAGGTTGTACCGGAAAGCTCTTACCGTTTGGATGATTATCACCGGTTGGTAAGGACGGATGGTGCGTGTTGGCCAGCGTGTAACGATTTGATACTGGAGGCCACTGAGCCTCGTACGTTCCAGGTTTCGTACACCGCTGGAAGGCTCCCGCCGATAGAGCTGCAGATGGCCGCTGCGGAGTTGGCTTGTGAGATGAAGCGGGCGTGTAACGGATTTGATTGTAGGCTCCCCCGCAACGTCACGCACGTATCGAGGCAGGGGATCAGCATGGACATCACCGCACTCGAAGGCGCAGTTTCCGGCAGGGTAAGCGGCCTCGCCATGGTAGACAGTGCGGTATCTCAGTACAACTGTAGTCGGGCTAGGGCTCGAGTATGGCACCCCAGCCTGCAAGGCCCAAGACAGGTGTTCCCTACGCCATGAATCCTCTCTGGGACGCAGCACAAGCCGCCCTAGCACTGGCCCTCGAATGCCTCGACGAGAACTGCACGGACTATTCGCGGCAAAACGTCGATACCAGCCCACCTGTAGCGGACTGCAGTAGCCTCACCGTGGTAATCGGACAAGCCAGAGCGCACAGCGGGTCATGCGTGGGCCGAGTACAACTCTCCGCGAACCTCGATATCACACTGATCAGGTGCTGCGAACCAGTTGGGGAACTCAACAGTGGCGGTGGGTACGAACCACCATCCCCCGCAGAGGTAGAAGCCGCTGCTGCGTGCATCCTTAGAGACGCGTGGCTGATCTATAACTGCATCGCGTGCGAAGCGTGTGGAACCATTGGTTCTATACAAGGAGTGACCGCGTGTTGCGACGCGTCTACTGCTTCTCCGGAGATTCTGTGGGGGAGTCCTTCTGGTGGTTGTCGGAGCGCGATAATCAGGGTTCCTGTTGTGTTCAGTACGTGCTGCGTCGAGTAGAAAGTATGCTTACCCTATGACACAGGTTTGTCGTCCAGCTAAGTGCATAGAAGCCATCCGTGTGGCACTCCTTGACTCGTGCACATTCGACCCCATCTGCGGGCCCCTCAAAGGGTACGCCATGGGATGCATCATCGAACCCGAATGGTCGCCTGAGATCGAGGAAGGCGAAGAATCCATAGTCAAAGACAACTGTGGAAACATTTGCCTCCGTGATGACCGTTGTGACCAGATAAAGCGGTGGAACCTCGCTTTCAAGATCAAGAACCCTGACCCAGAATTCCTCGCACTCGTCAGTGGCGACAACCTCGTAGTCAACGCCGGAAACAGCGTTGGCGTGCAACACATAGCTCAGGGATGCTCTCCCTACGTGTTCGTCGAGTTGTTCGAGAAGACCGATGATTGTCAGACCGGTCTCCCCGTGTACTTCCGCCATATATTCCCAGCCGTCAGACTCAAGTGGACAGGTAACGAGCGAGAAGGAATCTTCCGTATCCTGCAGATCGAGGGCAAGAGCAAGGATCGGTTGCTCTCAGCTGTTGGTACCGGCCCATTCGACGACATACCCGCGTACGCCACCACCGCACCAGCTGGTACCAGGAGCGACTACTTCTGGTTCGAGGACACCACCGTACCAACCGTAGCTTGCGGAGCCATCGAAGTACCATGCCCCGAACCACCCGGATTCCTGGTGCTGAGCCAAGAGTTTCCAGATTTGGACGCCAGGGCGGTATGGGCAGTTGAAGAAGACGGTTCCTCGTCGGTCATTTTGACTACCCTTCCCGAAATCGGAACCAATGAAGTTGTTCCAACCGTTTTGGGAAGGAGCCAGGACAAATCCATATTCGCAATCCTTGCCATGACTGGTGGAGCCAGCTTCACGGGAGATCAGTTCGGCGATGCGTGGTTTGTATATGACGACTCAGGCGTATTTGTGGCCACTGGAACTGGTGGCGGAGATCAAATGCAGTTCGCTGCATATCCGGCAATCAGCCCTGACAACCTAAATGTTGCATACCGATATGACAACACGGGAGGATCTGGGTCTATCGACAAGGCGACCCTTGCCGATGTAGATACGACTATTCAGCCATCCAACGCTGGCGACGACGAGGATTATCGTACTGTTGCGTGGTCTCCCGATGGTACGATGGTCGCATACTTCGTCGAAACCAACAGTGGCGGAGATTATCTGGTTAGAGTTCGCACGGATGCGGGAGCATTTGTCAGTGAATCAACGGTATTGCTTGATGCCCCGTATGAGACGAGTGACGCTACGTCTTGGCGCATCATGTGGAGCCCAGATTCCACTACGCTATATTTTTTCGACACCAGCGACAATTTTTATACCCAGGATGTTGCAACTGGGGTTCAAGGATTCGTCAACTTCCCACAGACTCCATATGCTTGGGATCTGTCACCAGATGCAACAACCGTCGTGGTGCTTTTACCAGAAAGCGGAACGACTGCCGCTCTCTACACCTTCCCGGTAACAGACCCTCTAACCACCACAAAGCGAACAACAGATTTCGCCCTATCCGGGAACAGCGGTCTGTGTATTTCATATAGTTCGGATGGAACAAAGGCTGCATCCCTATATCAAAATGGAACAGGTACAAGGAACAACTCCATTGTCATTGCTGATCTAACGGTCGCTGTCCCGACCGCCCCAATTACCCATGATCTTGGCGGGGACACCGGGATCGACAGGAATGTATTTGGGATCGCTTGGCGAAGCGCACAAGCCACCCCATAAGGACAAAACATGCCGAAACTTGTCTTGCAGATATCGGAGCGGGGAATCTTCGGTGTCGCGTGGCGCGGTACGCCAGCAACGCCGTGAGTATCACCTTCGATATTGATATGGCGAAGCTGGAATCTCATCCCGAGATGACTAAGTTCCTTGCACGCTTCGGCGCTGTTTGTTTGAAGGAGGCGCAGGGTATTACGCAGGAGCGTATCCATGGTGGTACTGGTGTGTATGAGCGGAGTTTCAAGGTGCAACTAGTGCCAGGAAGTCCGCCCGAGTTGCGGTTTGGTAACACGGCGAAGCACGCGATCTACCTCGAAGAAGGTACCGAAGCGCATCGTGTTGCTCCTGCGCCTCCGGGTCGCAGGTCGTTTACGAATCCTGGTCGTCCGGGTGCGATTCGTTTCTTCTCTTCGCCTGGTGGCGGTGAGGGTTCTGCTGTCTTCTCTAGGGGTCATGTGGTGTCGGGGATTGATGCGAAGCATATTGTGCGGGATGCGGTGTCCGAGGCTGGTCGTAAGCTAGGCCCACAACAGCTCAGCCTCTAATAGGAGGGTCGTTTTGACCGGAAGCACCACGGCGGGCCCAGTAGCCGTACCACAACCAGAAGCAACACCAGTAGCCTCTAATGGAACCGGTCAAGTATCTGGGACTCCACTGGTGGGTCATGGTGTCGCACCGCCGAGTCTCGGATCGGTAGCAGACGCGGAACTCAATGCTGCGGCCACTAGGGGCTTTCATAAGATCGCTGCAGAACTACGCGAAAACACCGGGGACGCGGAGCCCCTTACCGTACCGTTTGGTCGGCACCGCACGATTCGTATCTACTCGAAGATGAGTGCTCGTGTGTTGGTAGACCTCGCTGCTGCTCAGTCTAGGCCCGAGGTCGCTATCGAAGCTGTCCGTAAGGCAATCTTCGCTGCTGATCGTCCCATCTACGACGAGGTGTTGGAACTCGACTTAGACAATAAGGATGGGATCAATGGGGACTACCTCGCGCACTTCCTCGAAGCGCTCATCGAGTTGTATAGCGGCGTCCCTTTGGACGAGTAGTAACACTCTTCGCTTACTACACCATGCAGTACGACGCCGTGTGCGCCGCGTACCCCTCTCTGAGCCTACTGAATGAGTCTCTAAGCCGCTTCTGTGCGTTGGTTGAGGCGTGGGCTTGGACTGCGTGTGACCCTGAGAAGCACGGTGAGTTAGAGCGGGAGCTAGGGTCGGCGATAGACTGGCATTGGGCACCGAACGCTGGGGCCGGGGCGGCACAACGCGTGCTAGACCCGTCCAGGTATCAGACGAATAAGCCCGGTGAGAGCCTACTGAGTGTTCATAGGCAACCGGCAGGAACGAGCGGAGGACGATAGGGTGGCTGATCTGGGAGACATCGGCTCCGCATTCGTCACCGTCAAACTCGACTTTAGGCGCGCCCTCGAAGAACTCCAAAACACTCGTCTGGGCGACATAGAAGTAGGCGTCAAGGCTGATACGAAGAAAGCTAAGGAAGAGATAGTCGCCCTTGGTGATGAGAAGGTGTCGGTTAAGGTAGGTGCTGACACTAAGCAGGCCCAGCAGCAGATGAGCCTGCTGGATGGTAGCGAGGTTTCCCTACACGTTACGGCAGACACGAAAGAAGCTGCCGCGCAACTTAGCTTGCTTGACTCGTTTGACGTAACCGCAGAAGTCGACGCAGACATCAAGAAAGCAAGAGCCAAGATCGAGTCTCTTGACGGAACGAAAGTCGAGATAGAGGCAGACGTTGACACGAAACCTGTTCAAAGGAAACTTGCGGGTTTCTTCTCCAAGGAGGGGTCGCGGACAGGATCGCTATTCACTGGAGGATTCAGTAGGTCAATCGGTGGGTTCAACTTCTCGAAACTATTCAAACGAAGGTTCGCGATACCTGCAGGAGTTGTACTGGGCATCGGCGCGCTGACTCCAGGTGTTGCTGGTCTTTCTGGTGCGGTTGCTGGTCTGGCTGGATCATTCGTGCAGATGAGTGGAGCAGCAGCTTCTGGGGCTTCAGCACTCGGAGCTGTAGCGCAGGTCGTGGCCGTATCGAAGCTCCTACAACTCGACGATCTCAAGGAAGCACTGGGTGGTAATAAGGAGGCGTTTGATCGTCTCACTCCTGCTGCTAGGACGTTCGAGAAGACGCTCCTGAGGCTGGGTAAGCCCCTTCGAGATATTCGGGCCGCGGTCCAGGAAACGCTATTCCCGAAGCTCACACAGGCCGTGAAGATAGCTACACCCGCGTTTGAGAGTTTCCTACCGTCACTGGTGGGCACTGCGGATGCGCTTGGTAACTTGGCGGTGAAAGCAGCAGAGGGTGTGAATGCTTTCAGGGGCCCAATCAGCGACATTCTGTCGTTCAATAATCGCCTGATTGAGTCTGGTGGTGGGGTGATAGGTAAGTTTTTCAGTCCACTACTGAAGATTCTTCGAGCAAGCCAGCCGTTAACTCTCAGGATCGTCGCTGGGTTTGACCGACTCGCTGACTCGTTCAGTGCGTTCATTGGTGGCGCCGAGCGTTCGGGTGCGTTGAACGATTTCTTCACCCGGTCGGGTGACTCTCTGGGATTGTTCGTGACGCTGATCGGACGCCTCGGGAAGGTGTTGCTTCAGGTGTTCAACTCGGCGACACCGCTGGGGAATTCCCTGTTGAAGCTAATCAACGACAATCTCGCTTCGTTGTCGAAGTTCCTTGACCTGCCATCCACGAAGAAGAGCCTCGCTGCCTTCTTCGCGAGTCTCACTCCGAGCCTACTAGCGTTGGGGCGCCTCGCGAAGGACTTGTTCTTGGCGATATTCAAGATTGGTTCCCAACCAGAATTCGCTAAGTTCGTAGAAGATGTGAGGACTAAGCTATTGCCGGCCGTTTTGAGCTTCATTGACATTGTCACCACGAGCTTGGGTCCGAAGGTCATCCCACTGATATCGAGTGTCCTGACGTTGCTGGGTGATCTAGCGAAGGCCACTGGCCCGGTTATCGCTAAGTTCGCGACTGGTATCACCAACGTTGCGAACGCGATCCATAGACTGTTCGAGGAGCACCCGTTCCTGTTGAAGATCGTTGCTGGGTTCGCTGCGTTGAGTCTGGCGATAAATGGAATCAAATTCGCTACTCTGCTGCTGAATATCAGTGGTCTGGGATTCGCTTTCAAACTCGCCGGCGCAGTGATAGTTGACACCGTGAACCTAGTGATAATTCCTGCGTTGGCTCGTCTTGGTGCTACGGCGGTTGGTGCGAGTGTGGCTGGTGCTTTCGCACGGTTCCGTGCATCTGCGAGGCTGGCACTGATCGGGCCAGCTGGTATCGCTGTGGCGATCGCTGCCGTGGGTGCCGGTATCGTGGCGTTAGGCTTCAAACTCAAGGACGCAATCCAGGAGGCTAGGCAGGCTCGGAAGGAGGCCGAGGAAGCAACCAAGGGCGCGGAGAAGTCCGAGATATCCGCATTGCAACGCATAGCTAAGGCTCGGGCTGCTGCGTTCGCTTCTGGTGATGCAGAGTTGGTTCGTCGCCTCGACAATGCTCGGAAGAGTGTCACTGGTGAGTTGGAGAAGGGGACGCTCGCGAACTTCTTTGGGTTGACTGATTTCTCCGCGAAGGCCACTGCCGCGCTTGCTGGGCCAACTAGAGCGGCTGGTGCTGCTGGTAGGGCGTTGTCGGGTGCTGGTAAGCAGGGACAGGACGCTGGGGACAGGGGAGCTAAGGCGTTCAACCGTTGGCGCTTGGGGATCGCTCAATCCAACGCCACTCTTGATCGTACCCCTGCTATCGCTCGTACCGTGGGTGGTTCTCTTGCTGCGGCTGAGAAGGCGATTGGGGGTACGCTGAGAACTGCGCGTAATAGCGCTGAGGGATTGGCGGTCAGTAGTGGAAGGGCTTTGCGGGCTGTGGGGGCTGGGTTGCGTAATAACTTGGCTGGGGAGGCTATCACGAAGGCTAGGGAGCGCATCGTTGCTATCAGTACGGTATTCCGTAGGATGAGTCAGAATCTACGGCTTGTCGCTGAAAGCCTCAGATTGGCCGCTCCGTTGTTCCCGGCTATCGCACGGTTGGCTGGTCAGGTACAGGCCGCGTTTCGTGGTATCAACAGTGTTCTTCGCATTCTGATTCTCCGATTGTTCGCATTCCGACTCTCGTTCATCTTCCAGTTCAGCTCGGCGGTTAGCAGCGTCGCTAATCTCCTCGCTCGGGTTTCGTTGTTCTCGGCTGGTGTTCGAATCATGAACACGCTACTTGCGGGCCTCAGAGCTGGGTATGTGGAGGTGCAGGAGTTCATCCGGGGTATCGCGGTGTGGATTAAGAAGAACAAGGGCCCGGTCAGTGCTGACCAGAAACTCCTACAACCAGCTGGTCAGGCGATCATGAGTGGGTTCGATAGGGGGCTGCGCACGCGTTGGAGCCCGGTGCAGGCGTGGGTGAGGGACATCGGTGGGTTCTTCAAGGGCGCCATCGCTGGATCCAAGTTCAATGATGCGATAGCGAGTATCCTTCTCGGTGGTGGTGGGGGAGTAAAGAGCCTGAATGCTGTGTTGAATAAGGGGTTGGGTGTTCCTGGTGGCGTGGTTGGTACTGGGCCTCTGGGTTTCTTGCATCCAACGTCAGGGTGGGCGGATACGCTCTCAATGGTGAACTTGATCGAACGCTTGTTCGGTGTGGGTATGACCAGTGGGCTGCGTATGGGTGACACTGTTCCTGGGCCTGGCGTGTCGCAGCACGTTCTGGGCCAGGCCGCTGACTTCGGAGATTCCAGGTCGTCGCATGCTACGTTGACGAAGCTCGCGGTGTTCGCGAGTCGCCTGGTGGGGAGTATTTTCAAGCAGGTGATCTGGCTAGATAGGTTGTGGAGTGGTGGCGCTCCGACCAATAGTTTCGTTGGTGGTCACCAGGATCACGTACACCTCGGGTGGCAACCACGCGCAGCTGGTGGTCGTGTGGAGAAGGGCCGTGGCTACCGGTGGAATGAGCGCGGCGCAGAGATGTTCATGCCACACCAGAGTGGGTACATCATGAACGCTGGGCGTACCAAGGAGCTTATTGGCGCTATTAAGGGATTGGCTTCTCAGAAGGGTGGGGGGACGGATAATCGGCAGGCACAGGTGCACTTGCACTCGAATGTGGTGGATCCTCACGCTCTGAGGCGCCAGATGAGTGCGAATCTTGGGGCGGTGTTTAGCCGGGCATGAGCGACATCCCTTTCTCCTACTTCTGCTTCGGGTGTGTGGAACTGGCGAATCATGCACGCCTGTCTAAGTACGTTGAGTGGGCTGCTGGTCAGGGAGCGTGGCAGGGTCAACGATGCTGCGTTGAGATGCCTAACGAGTGCTGGTGCCCAGCAGACGGAGACCCGAGTGACTTTGTAGACCCGGTCACTGACGGGGCTTGTTGGGTAGACGCGTTGATACCAGAGAGCGCGGACTATCTTGGGATGTACGTCACGAAGGTCACGGGCCTCAATGACTCCACGTTCAAGCGCGCAGCTACCGAGAATATCGGGCGAGGGGTCACTCTTGGTCGTGGCCAGGTCGGGAGTCGAGTATTCGCTGTAGAAGCCTTGCTCATAGCAACGTCGTGTTGTGGGATGGATTATGGCGAGGCATTCGTACGCCGAACCCTCGAGCTGGGCGGGTGTGGTGCCGGGAGCTGCCTCTCGGGGTGTGGTGACCTCGGTACGTGCGGGTTGACGTGTATGACAGCTCGGACGTGTTGCCCAGACTTCGAGGGCGAAGACACAGGTCTACGCCAATGGGTGAACGCAGGGTTGATAGACGGCCTCGCGGAGGTTGACGAGGACTCTACGTTGTGCCGGTGCTGCATGCGCGCAGTTACATTCACGATTCAGACCGAGACACCAGAGGGTTATAGCATCACCCCGGTCGTGTGTCTCGACAAAGACGCTGATCTAGAGAACGTCGCAACGAGGTGCTTTGATTGGGTCAATGGGTGCGCAACCGGCGACGAAGCAGTAGGTGACTGCACGGATGACCCGCTGTGCCCACCCGGAGCTTGTGTTTTGCCCTCGCCACCTCAGAGAGTGAACTATTGCTTCTGTGAACCTCTCGGAGTGTCGATCGACTGCTGTTGTTTGGAGGATTTGCCAGCTCATCGAGACGAAACTTATCGGATCATTATTGACGCTGGGAAGAACCCGAACGACGCAGTGTTCTCTCAGCGTGGCCTACGAAACGCTCGGGTGAAGTTCTACACGGCTGATCCGAAGCTACCCTGTCCAAGTGATGACGAGGCTAGTGCTGGCATGTGGGGTAATTCCCAGTTGTGTGCGAGCCTGGAGATACCGTATTTGAAGCCCGGATCGCGCGTTGTGATTGACGGTCGCACCGACCGGATAACTGTGGAGTGTGACAATAAGTGCTTTCCAGGCGCCGGAAACGTATTCGGTGTTGGTGGATCTGATCCGTTCCCGCTCTTGGCGTCGTGTCATGGGATCATAATTTGTGTGGAGTGGAGCCTACAAAATACGCAGTTCGTGGATGACCTTAACTTGGGAGCGGTGAGGTCGCACGCGCGGATCGAGCGTTACCACGTCTATGCCTAGTATCGCTGTAACTAGCCAAGGGCCACTAGGGTGCGGGAATTATGTTGTCCGCCTTGTGAATGATGGCAGGCCTATTCTTGAGGCTCGCGCGGTGACTAGTATCGTTTGGACTCGCCGCCCCAACGAGGCTTCAACGGCAACGGTCACGATACCGGTTCGTGGCACTGATCTGCGGGCTTGTTGCGAGGGCGCGAACCGCATCGAGGCTCTGAGGACTGAGATCATCATTGAGCGGGATGGGATTGCGGTGTGGCAGGGGTGGCTGATTCGCGACGCGATATTCAGCCGGGATACCATCATCGTGAACGCTCACGACATCCTGGCCTGGACAGAGCGCCGTACTCTCAAAACCAATCACGTAGACGTCGGTGTAGACCTCACCACGATCGCTTTGTCGTATTTCGCTGATATCAATTCTGCTGGCGATTTGCCGTTCGAGATATCGTCGATGCTCAGTGGTGTGACCGCTGATCGTACTGTGTTGGCGTCTGAGGATAAGTTCGCGTCTGAGGCGTTGTCGGAGTTGTACAGCACGGGTATCGATATCACGGTAGTTGCGGGCGCAATCATCCTGGGGCCCGATACTGCCACGTGCGGCCCGCTACACCTCAGAGACACCGACATAGATGGGAGCCCCGAGATTAAGCTCGATGGTGACCAGAGAGCCACTAGGGTAGTCGTGAGGGGCGGTAACGGAATCAGATCCGTATACCCACCCGCTCCACCCACCGTGTGCTTCCATGCCGCTGATTTTGTCAGTAGTGATGAGCAGATCCTCGACCAATCCAGCGCCGACAACCGAGCGCAAGAACTATTCGAACGCCTCTCATCGAGCTACCCGTACTTTCTCACTATCCCCCAGGGGAGTGCTCTCAGGCCGAGTGCCCCTGTTCATATCAACGCGCTCGTGCCGGGTAATCTTGTGCAGTTCTATAGCCAAGCGTTGTGTATTGAGATCGGGCAGGCATTCCGACTTACAGCGTTGGATGTGGAGGCTGCTGCTGGTGTGGAGCAGGTCAGGGTGTCGTTTGAGCCACTAGGAGACGACGAGTAGGAGGCTACTGTGGCGAAGCGTGATGGGTGGAAGATCAATAACCCCGAGGAGATGCTTCTCGAAACTATCCGAGAGGTTAGGAAGTGGCGCGTAGAGAAGTTCCAATACACCAGGCTTCAAGGAATCCGGTTGGAATCTCGCTTAGTGGGTGGGGAGCGGCGCCTGTACATGGTGGTGGATGATGATACCGCTTCTAATGATGGGGTGGAGTACCAGCTGGCTCCGTAGGGTGGGCGTGTAGGATTCAAAGTGTAAGCAATGCGTGTCTGGGGAGGCATGGATGGCAAGGCTACTGAGAGTGGAAGCTTCTACGAACTTTGGGGCGCACCGAACTGGAGACGAGCTGCTCGTTTCCGAGGACGCTGAGGTTCGCGCGCTCGTGGCATCGAAGCTCTTGACGATCGTCGCGGTAGAGATCGAAGCAGAACCCAAAGCAGAACCCAAAGCAGAACCCAAAGCAGAACCCAAAGCAGAACCAGCGCCAGAGGCCCCTGTATCAGCTCCTAAGAAGCCGCGAGCTGCCAAGAAGCCCCGAGATACTAAGGCGAAGGCTGGGTAGGCTGTGTGCTCGTCTTGTGGAAAGAAAGCCGCCGCGCGTCTACGGCCAGGTGGCGCTCCCCAGAACCCAATCCTGTTCGGAAACAAGGATAATCGCCCAGCGCAACCAGCTACACTCCTCGTAGGACTACCCCACACCCCCATCGACACGTACGTGTACGTTTCCGGTGACGGAGTTGAATCAGCAGTAGAGGGCGGCGAGATCGTCCTGGGGTATAAGCCAAGCGGTGCGGTCAAGGGAACTAGCCGTCGGAAAACTTCTCCTAGTGACCCAGCTCCGTTCTACGTGAAAACCGGCAGGAATAAGTGGTACGGATTCAAAGTCCGAGCCGCGGCCGAGCGCTACGCAAAGAGTGTCGGAGCTGAAGTACTAACACGTGAAGAAGTGGTTAATGCTCAAGGAGGATCGTAGTGCCAACTCCCTGTTTCACAGACACCTGTAGTGTCGCGCTATCCGCGGCTATAACTGGAGAGCTTCAAGCGGACGTGATTTTCGATGAGGGTGGTGGTCTTTCGTGCGTTGACCCCGCTGGGGTAGGGATCACTGTTCCTGCTGTGAAGGTCTATCGCGAGACAGCTGATAGTCACGCAGCTAACGACGCGTTTGAGCTTGTTAGCTGGGACGCTGAAGTATACGACTACGCTCCCAATCCCATGCACAGCACGACAACAAATCCAACCAGGCTGACGGCTCCGTTCGATGGACTGTATCGCATCGATGCGAATGTTCGTTATGCTGCTGCGACCACGACCGGTAAGAGGTATACGGCGCTCAGGAAGAACGGAGTTGACCTATCTCCCAATGCTCTGTACAGGAGTGACGCTGCCACCTTGATAGCTGGAGACCTATCGTCGCAGCCGATCAGCGTGATTATGGATCTACTGGCTGGGGACTACATTGAGGTTCTGGGGTTCCAGAATCGTACTGATGGCCCCGCGGCGCTCGCATACCATGTGGGACACCCGGACACTGCTCGCGGCTTGTGGGCCGCCATGACGTTCGTTAGCAGACTGTAGTCTGATTATCCGCTGCATTGGTTGCGCGTGTTCGTGTGCCAGAATCCACCTCGCGGGTCAACCCCGACCCTGATGTCTGCGTTGTTTACGCCTGGGCCGCTGAGGATGACGCACTTCGCGCCCGTAGTGCATCGTAGTCCTGTTTTGACCCCTACGCAGTTCCACCCACTGTCAGAGGTTGGCGCTGTGCCGTAGATCGCTTTGTGTGCGAGTACTCGTGGCGCTACGGCTGCGAATGCTACGCAGGATGATTGGTCTCCGATCCTCGCTATGACCGTGGATATGTACCCGATTGCTTGTGCGATTCCGCAATGCGCTACCTCATTCTTGCGATTGTCTCGCTGCCGCGATAGCTCGATCTCACCAGTTTCAACAGCTAGTGCGTACTGTGTTCGCTTCGATCGTTTCCAGCACTTCGCAGCCTCCTCGGACTGTACGCACCGCCATACACTACTCGGGCTACGTTCTGTTCGCAGGAACCCCCTCAGTACACTCGTGGCATCGGCGCACGATACTTGGGTTGGTCGTATCTTCCACGTCTCCTCGTCGACGCTGGTGAGCGCGCAATAGTCGGGAGGGAGCTTGGACACGTCCGTTACTGGTCGACGTATCGACCAGACCTGTTGCCCGTAGAACACTCGCGTGTAGCTGAGTTTTGGGCTTGGATCGGTCTTCGATACGATCTCGACTCCTCGTGGTGAGAAGTATCTCGTTACTGACCATGGTCCGCGTGTCGCTACGCCTGATTCTCGTTGTACCCACTCATCGCCCAGGGTCGTATACGACGCTCCACCTATCTTTGAATCAGAGAGTGTTATGCCTGGTCGTGCCAGTTCAATGAGCGGACTAGTCGTGGGTGGTTGCGATGGTTGTTCGCCGTTGTCCCCATCGTACTCGGCTAGAGTCTCCGAGTGTGCAGTGCTTGTTACTGCGGCGAGGGTGATGAATCCGAGGAAGAGTATGTGGAGGAGTCTGTTCATACTCCTTGTATCGGCAGAAGAGGGCAAAACCTTTACGGGCAATGTGCGAGTGGGCGGTAAGCTATCTGTAAGCGAGTAGGGAGAAGCATCTATGCCTTGTGGATGCGCGGAAATCTGTAACTGCAGTGTCGACGACACAGCGACGGTCAGCTGGACGGGCGACGGAAGCCTCGCAAGTCCGTACCAAGCGACCGTAATTCCAGACCCAACGGGGGGCCTTCAGAACACCGCTAACGGCGTAGCGATCCTGATAGACCCCGCGAGTACCGCTCCGGTTAGCACGAGCGCTGCTGGTCTCCTGGTGGATTGTTGCCCTATCAGCGTGGTGGATAGTAACTGTATAAACCTCACTGCCATCGATGACACGACCATAACGGCCGAACTGGTTATCGACCCAGCGAGTCCAGCTGTCGTTACGTGTGGACCGGCTGGTTTGTCCGTTGCTTGCTGCGCGGGAGCCGGATTCGAATCAACCACGGTATCAGACACAGATAGCGTCGAATTGACACTAACTGGGTTCGATATCACTGCGGATGTCATTCTCGACCCAGCTGGTGGCTTGGTCACGACCGCTTCGGGTGTGGGAATCGACGATACGTGGCACGACGTGGTGCAGTGGACAAGCCGTATCGAAGACACGCAGGGCACAGCAGAAGTCGTGATGATCGCCCTACCGAACGTCACTGCTGGGTACGAGACTGATGGTGGCGTGCTGAACTCTGATGTACGCAACGTAGCGGGCGCAGTGCTGATCCGACCATCTGACTACTTCACTGGTGGTGGATCGTCAGAGTTCAGGTACGTCACCACGGCCGTGAACGGATCGAATGATCCTGGATCTATCCTGACTTTCCGTCTCCGAGATGTCGCTTCGTTTAGTGACTTCAACACCGCTACTGGGGCGGTGGTTCATACGACGGTTGCGAATGGTGGTGTCGCGCTGACAACAGCGAATGGTAACTACGAGGACGCCAGCGCAACATTTGTTCTCGCAGCCTCCGACTACTACATCGTCACTACTGACCTGAATACTGCGGTGGATGCTGGTTCTGTGATCGTGTGTAACGTGCGCTTGCAGGCAAGGCGGGCATAGTGCAGAGTCTCGACCCGACAGCTGTTGCTGGTTCGATTGTGATTGTTGGTACTGCGGTGGAGTTCCTACGACGCGGTTTCAGGGCCTTGTACCGTGGCGCTCGAAGGTTCAACGAGATGCACGAAGCGATCGTGAACGAACTCTTGCCGAATGGGGGTGGTTCGATGCGTGACAAGCTCTACAGTATCGACCGGCGCCTTACCAAGGTTGAGAAGAAGATTGACGGTCAGATCAGCCGCGAATCGTAAACGCAATAACCGAAACGGCGAGGGGCGTGTATGGGAGGCGATGAAACCGTCGACAATGACTCCGACTCAGAGTGTGAGTGGGAGACTCTCACAGGCGAGGAGAAGCTCCGAGAATTATCCGAAGATGACCTCGGCGCCATCATCCGCTTGGACGGAGACGGACCCATCACGTCTGATTGGCATATCCCCCTCACAAACTTCTCGTTAGCTCGCCAGATGACTGAGGATTGCGAGCGGCGCAGTATGGGTTCTTGGCTGGTGATCGCTGGGGACTTATTCCACCAGGACGGGTTGAACAGATTCGAGCAGAAACAACAAGGTGCGCGCTTCGAAACCGAGATCAGCGTAGCGAACCGAGTCGTTAAGAAGCTACTCCAGACCTTCGACCGGGTCTACGTGACACTCGGTAACCACGATGTGAACCTACAAAGACGCTTAGACTACGCAGCGACCTTCGAAACCACTGTCAAGATGATTCTGCACGAACTGGGCGAGGATGATCAGCGCAGGATCATCGTCACCCCGCGGGATCACCTCATCATCGATACCGAAGAGGGCCCCTGGCGTGTCTGCCACACAAAGACCTACAGGAAGTCACAACTCGCATATGTCGCTGCCCTAGCTGATCTGCATCGTATGAATGTAGCTGCTGGGCACAGGCACCACTGCGCACTCGGCTTCAGCCCCAGTGGGTACAGGATCGCAGAGCTAGGCGGCATGCACGATCGTCTGAAGACCGACTACCTAAACAGGTGGACAAGCGACCACCCACTACACCAATCCGGGTATATGCTGCTCCGTCGTGGCCGCGTCGTGTGTCCGGCATTAAGCGGCTAGGTACTGGCAGAATGGCGATTAGGATCTGGTCGAATGGTGATTAGTCTGGTCTTCGTAGGTCCCCGGCTTTGTTAGCCAGTAGCACAGCTGCGTAGAACACCGCATCGCCCAATTCGTGTGCTATCTCAGTCTCAAGCTCTAGTTCCCCTAGGTGGAAGGTGGAGTCTCCGTACTGTTCTAGTCCTAGTTGGAATGCGCGTTGCCTTCCGATCCTGATGAGTAGATCAGCGTCGTTCAATAAGCCTGATACGAGTTCGTCGACTGCTGCGCGAGCGTACTTATCGAAGACAGCTTCCTGCTTTGTCTGATCGTACGTCATCATTCTGAAATCCTCCGCTTCTGGTTCTTTCCCTGCTGGAGCCTAAACAGTGTTATCGACTCGAGTTCGTCCAAGCAAGTAGCTAGGTGGGTGAGTCGGTCAATGATGTGCACGGTTGCTTCCCTGGTGTTACCCGTGTGATCCGCTAACGCGTTCACTAGGCTAGTTGGTGGCTTCTTGTGAATACAATCCCAGTCCCTGGCACTGTTTCGGTACCAATGCTTACTCATGTTTTACCGCGTGATGTTCTTGCTGATATTGACAACACTCTGTGGTAGTATTCTTTCTGTTGCTTGCGCTTGCATTTGATACAGTATCTGTTGCCGGACTTTTTTAATCCTATATTTTCCCCATCGTATTCGTGTCCTTGTGGACAGTGTGTTTTAGCAGCATTACGAGCACAAGCACTAATTCCCCGAAGTATGTTCTCTCGGCACGTCACCGGTTCTAGGTGTAGTGGATTTACGCAAAAAGGATTACGGCATAAATGATCAATGTGTAAACCATCTGGTATCGGTCCGATAATCATTTCATAGGAGAGTCTGTGTGCCAAAACAAGCCTTCTCGTTCCGTCCTTGAGCGAACCTATTCTGAACCTTCCGTACCCAAGCGCACACTTTGATGCTTTCCATCTCCAACAGGAATCTTTTCCGAAGGACATGTCTACTTTTGACCAGAATCTTTCCCCAATTATTCCTTCTATTCTCTGGACATTACTCAAACGCCACTCCTGGCCTCTATAAGACGCATCGCCTCGAACACTGATTCCATCACCGAGACCTCCAGCATTGTGTAGGAGAGGCTAATGGTGGCGCTTTCTATCTCGCCCCGCTTCCACTGATCGTACGCGTACACCAGGAGGTCGTCTAGGTGCCCTGTGTGGCTGAGTCTGTTTGCCGCGTTTTCTAGGTCGTGCTCGTCGTATACGGCGTATGAGAGGCGCGCTCTGAGGCTCATACCGTGGAGCCTAGCCCGTGGGGGTGACGCAGACTAGGACGTCGGTGGCTGGAGACGCATCATACAAGGCTCGCAAACAAGCTTCCCACCATGCGCCCCAACCAAGATCAGACACATCATCTCAACCAGCATAGGCTTGTTACAGTCCGCACAATACTCCTTGCGAGGATACTTAGTCACGACCGACCAAGCGCCTTACTAGCACGAATCACAGCATCTGGCTGCCAACCACCGCCATCCATACGATCAGCGAACAACGCCAAGTCAAGAAGATCACTCAGAGCCATACGAAGATACGTTTTCTCGTCCCGTAGTTCACGAATCTGATGGTGCAAGTCCTCGATATCGCACATTTCCGCGCCCTTCCTATTTTCAGTCATCGTCTGAGTCTCTTTCTAGCTTCGTACCTTCGATTGCGCAGGAGGTGCAGCTCCCTACGATGATCTCTTCGGCACTCAACGCATCGTTGGCTCCGAGAATCCTTAATGATTCCACAATCCACGCATGGACCGGAAACTCTCTTCAGGGACCTCAACCGGTGATCGATCATCGCCGTAGTGCCTTCTCAGCCAATTCCCGGCATGCTTCGCGGTCACGATTCCAAGACCCATCTGGTCTCTTGGTCGCTGCTATCAGTTCGAGCGCATCAGTCATACGCATATTGTCATCCATCATCCACTCCACCTGGTTTCCAAGCTTATACAACTCGCGCTGCAAACCCAGAATCTGCTCACACGCTTCTGGATTACACCCATAACAATGCCCCGTAGGGGGAGCACCCACCACCCCCTGCAAGTCAATGAGTGGTGGAGTGCTCCTATCTCCTTTTGATCCAAGGGAGCCAATGCAGGCAGACCCCACCCCGCCAGGAGAATCTATCGGCACGCAGTATCCGTCGTGGCCTTGCTCGCGAACACACGCTTGGCCACCACTCAACGCGCTGTAATCACAGGGCCCTGTCATGTCCAGTACCTCCTGAGACGGTATCCCTTACTGCCTACTTCCTCGTCTGGTACTTCGCTGGTATTCGCGTCAGTCATCACCGAATAACCCCGCATCCTCAAGAACCTGTGTGACTCGTTCGCTCATTCGGCACCATGCGCAGTCGGTCATCAAGCAATGAACTCCAGTGGTGACGCCCTTATGCCCGTACTCGCAGTACTCGTCCTGAGCGCACCACTTCCAGAACTCGTGGAGCAGGCGCAGGACTTCGGTGATGTCTGCTGCGGGTATTCGCGGTGTCTCGGTCGGATTCTCATGGCAGCACTCGATTCGCTCGTAGCCAATACCGTCCGGCCAGCACTTTAGGCAGGCGCAGTACTGGCAGACCCCCCCTCGGGGGCAGGATCGTTCGATGGCAGCGACCGACGTGGGTCTCGCGTCTTCTACCTCGCCGCATCGAATACAGGTCAGATGGTGTGTCTCGGTAATGATCTTGGCTAGATCGTCGCCCTCGTCATCCGTGTAGGGCTGCTCACTCATGCCAGCGCTCCCTTGGCGATTATTTCGTTTGTTTTTGACGGGAAGTGTTCGCCGCGTTCGATACCTTCGGCTGCGAATCGAAGTGTCGAACCACTATTTATGCATCGCCCGTTCGCTTCCCTTCGCAGCCATGCGATGACGGCTGCGCGTTCTAGTGCGCGTTCGTCTTTCCGTGCGTGCCGGCAGCACCCTGCGGGGTTGTCGGTTAGAAGCTGGCGTAGCTCGGGGTGTTGTTCTCTCTGGGTGGGTTTGGGTATCTTGTCGATGTCGCGTTTCCCTCCACCGTAGGGGCCGAATAGCCTACTCCGTCGCTTGGCCGGCACGTCGTCTTCTCGTCCTCGGGTCACGCGCGAACCTTCTTTCGGGTCAATGGACGGCAGGAGCGCGCGGCAGACCACTGCTCGATCTCGTCGCGTCGAAAGAAGTTGAGTTTGCTGGTACCAAGCGCCAGTTGATATGCAGGTTCCGGCACAGGTGGGTTGACGCCAATGTGTTTCTGATTGACGAATGTCTGCGTTGCTATCCCTGCGATTACGGCGGCTTCCTTCGTGGTCACGTACTCGGGGCGAACGATGTCCTTCAACCGTAGTTGTGGGACATCGGTCATACAGCAAGAGCCTCCCGAACCGCAGCAACTTCCGCCTCAGCCTTCGCCAAACGCTCAATCAACTCCGCATGATCATCACCGTCGTCTGTATCCGGTTCGTCCACCGTCCACTCCGCAACCCGCGCCTTGAGATACGGCGCGAGCGACTTGTGCGATTCCGGCAGCCATAGCTCCGCGTCGTCGACCGAGCGCCGGCCGTTCCAGTTCGCTCCGTGTCCGTCCGCTTCTCGCCAAACCGTCACGGAAATACCGTCTATGTTTGTGACGACCAACACCCGCGCATTGCCGGACACCCGCGCATTGCCGTACACCCGCGCATCGCCGTACACCCGCGCATCGCCGTACACCCGCGCATTGCCGGACACCCACGCATTGCCGTACACCCACGCATTGCCGGACACCCACGCATTGCCGTACACCCACGCATTGCCGTACACCCACGCATTGCCGTACACCAGCGCATTGCCGTACACCAGCGCATCGCCGTACACCCGCGCATTGCCGGACACCCGCGCATTGCCGTACACCCGCGCATCGCCGTACACCCGCGCATCGCCGTACACCCGCGCATCGCCGTACACCCACGCATCGCCGGCTTGATCGAGCCGCTTCTCTGCGTCGACCCATCCGCCCTTGTCGCCCTTCTTCACACCGAAACGAGGGATGTCGCGCAGTGCTTTCACGCGTCGGAATGTCACGCCGAACTTGGTCATTGTCTCGCTGGTCAACTCGTATTTCTTGCTCATATGTGGATCAGTTTCCATGCGCGTGGCTCCAGGTCTGTAGGTATCCACACCAGCACACAAGGCCGACCCTGTTCGGCTGTAGATCGCCGTGCCCATCAGGGCATGTGTAGCTGTGTGTGGCGGGGTTGTCTTGGAATCGTTCCAGTAGGTCAAGCTCGCCGGGGTCGAACGGTGCGGCCCATTTGTCCGGCAATGTTCGATCTGGGCTAGTCATACTCGCACCCCTGGATTCTCCGCATTGGTTATGGGAAACTTGTTTTCGTCGTCAACATCTGAAACATGTATGTCATTACTCGGTGTCGCAGCGATAACATGATCCTTGTTAGAACGGGACATCCACGCCACCTAGCTCTTCCATTCGTTCGACCTGTTTCTTCAGGCCAGCGATGATCCGACAGGCCTCTGTGTGTTTCCACTTCGTGGCGGCGTAGGGCCAGTGTGCAGACCCGCACGCGAAAGTGAACAGGGAAGCGTTACCTTTCCGGTTTCCGGTTCCACACATAGCGCATTCGAGTGCGTACTCGCGTTCATTAGGCGGAACTGTTGGATCTGGCCTGGTCATACCCGTAGTCCTGGGTTCATCGCCTTATATTTTTCTAGCCGGTCAACGTGTCGGCACATGTCAAACAACTCGGTTCGTTTCGCTGCCAACTCGGTTTCCAGCCACCCTATGTAGTGGTCTGTGCATAGCCACGGTGCGAACGTGTCCGGCTTTATATCGGCGGCTCTGCGGCAACCAACTTCGGCACACAGTTCTCCCATGCTGCCAGCTGGTTTGCGAACATAGACAGGCGCTGTTTCGGTGTCAGACATCTTGGCACTTCCTGTTTTCGCAGCGTCCGCGTTCGTCTAGCGGCTTGCTGTAGTACGGGGCGAGCAGTCGCCCGCACACGATGCACGTTCGTTTGATCGGCGGGAACACGACGCTACCCGTCGCAAGGTTCTGTTTGTTAGGCAAAATGCCGTACTGCAGTCCTTTGCCCTGTTCATCCGACATACGGCAGCACCCCTTTGCCCTCGCAGCAATGGCACACCGAAGCCACCTGCTCGACTAGGCCGAACTCAATGCGCCACACCGGCAGCGTGTCGGTGTATGCGCCATATAGGCCGATCCAGTAATCAACGAACGCGCCGGAGTCCTTGAATCCCTCGCGCTGGCCTTCGCCCATTTCGTGTATCCGGTGGATCGGCTGGCGCTCGACAGACAGCACCTTGATTCGGGCAACCGATGGTCGGGCCATGCCGGGCTGAATGCTGTACGTCTTCCCCGCTTCGTACCTGCACGGCGCGTCGAACTTCGCGGGGCGACGGGTCACGGTCTTTTCGCCGTCCAGAATCTTGGCTATCAGCACGGGCTTGAAAATCATGCGAACCCCGGAATACGTTTGACGTAGACCCACTCGCCTACGCCGTGCCGCTGCCATTCCTGCCCGCCCATCGGGCCATGCTTTCGGACGCGCCAATCGTGGTCAGGGTCGGCTACTGCCAGCACTTCGGCGTCTGCCACGGTTACGTCGGGCTTGCCCTGCTGGTATGCCTGCTCGCCGTCCAGCACGGTTTCGCCGTCGCAGCTCACGTCGGCCATGCCGAACCCGACCGACACCACGGCATCCATCGGCAGTGTGTTCGGCTTCGGCGGGCAATTCAGGCAATGCCGGGATATCGCGCCGGGGAACGGCGGCAACCGCTTCGGGCCGGGCTGCCAGTCGTCATTGCAGTATCCGCAATGCTGGCCGGCAAGGTCTGCCGGGTCGATGTCCCCGAAACTGAAGTGGCGACGAAACCAGCCAGTTCGGTGCCCGTACTCCGGCCAGATACAGCCGGGATGGAACGGCGTCCCCATTTTCCCCAGCGGGCCGTCTATCTTGGCAATGGCGTATTTGACCGTCATCGCATTCCCTCTAGTCGCTGGCACCATTCGATGGGTGCCTGTTGGTTGAGCAGTGAATCTGTGAGCGCCTGAAACGATGCTGGGCCGTCTGGGCCGGTGCAGACCACTTGAATGGTCAGGGTCAGACTTTTCTCGCGCTCGAATACAGCGGCCGGTGGCGGCACAGCAACGGATTCCAGTTCCTGCTGGCGGGTGTAGACCGCCTGCCGCACCGATTCGTATTTGCCGCCCGTGACGAACCCGCGCAAGCCGTCGCCGATATCGATGGAGAATGGCTCTTTGGATTGCAACATTGCTTCTGGGATATCAGACACGTCGGGACACCCAATCCAGTCGATGTCGCCGTATAGCCGCGTCCGACACTAACAGCCGTCGGCCGATGCGAATCGTGGGTATCTCGCTCGAATGCGCCGCCCGGTACGCACTTGCACGCGAGATGCCGAGTTCACGAGCAGTTTGGTCGACGGTCTGAGTTGCCCGGTTGACGGGCGAGGATTGGGTTTCATGGGGTGGGTTCATGGTGCTTCCCCTATTCTTCGACGTGGCACTGCTGGTATTTTGAAGCTCGCTTCGATGTCTCTGAGGCAATCATCGAGACTCGCGAGATGACGTAGTGGTGGCTTGGGGAGTTCAACGACGGAGATTCGTCCGAGTATTCCACGCTCGCGGTCTCGACGCTCCCAATACTCATCACTTGCTTTCTCTTGCTTGTGCTTGGTATTGAAGTGTGACCACCTGGCTTCGTCTCTGGCTCGTTGTCCTGGACGATACTCGTCGTTCCATGGTGCATCGTAGCTGCCTGCGTAGACGCCGTCGGGGTAGCAGTCGTCAACCATGAATCAGTGTCTCCTTCTTGTTCAGGTCTATTCCGCGCGTGATGCGTTGCTCTGCGACTCTGCCACTTTCGAAGAATGCGAGTTCACGATACAAGCTACCGTGGCTCAGGCACACTTGGATGAGTGTTCGTCCTATAGCTACGGTGTCCTTGGCTCGTTTGGAGCATTGCCCGCCATCCCTGGTTTTCGCGCAGCACCGCCCGGTCATGACGATACCGCGTCGTCGAATTGCACGAGCAATAGTTGCGTCTGTTTCGAGGTCGCGAGGAGCGCATCCAGATGGTTTTGTTGCCTGTCAGCGAGGAGTTTTAGTGCGGCTGTGATGATGGGTGCGTGGGCCTCGTCAATGGTGATACCAACGAATGGTTCCGGGTTGGCCGCGACGGGGATTGTTATGCTCCGCTCCACGGTGGCGCTGGCCATTGCTACGCGGCGACGAGGCTGCCTAGCGTTCTTGTTTGGCTTGGTCGTCTTGGTAGCTTTGCTGGATTCTGCGCGCACGCGCTGTCGAATCTCCTCGGCCTTTTCCTTTGTGATGTCGTACTTGGAGTGGTGCTGGGGCCGGGCTACTTTGCCTCGTTCTGCTTTGCGGACGTTCGCTTCGTAACGCTCCACGCCACTCAACTTCTTCCTGGGTTTCTTCGATGTTTTTCTGCTTGGGGTCATGACGCCTGCTCCTGCTTCGTTGTCGATGGTCATCTGTAACCACTTATGATCAGTTTTTTCTACGCCCAGCTTGTACTCGGCAATGCGCTCCTCGTCACCCTGGTAGATGGTGGCGTACGCAATACCACGCTTACTGGTGACTGCGGATGCGTAGCGTCGTGCACCCCATTCCGAGGCGTACTTCTTCTTGTGTATGACTCGTAGGCCATTCTTGTGCCCCCACACGAACACCGTCAGTTCACCCTTAGGGCTGCTCATGGTTTGTCCGATCCGCGTATCAACCGCACATCGTACGCCTCGTCGTACTCGTCGTACCCGTTGTTCATGTACTCCGTGTACTCCTCCACGGCTGCTTCCCTGATCTCACCCAGGGTGGGGTTGTGCCCAGCGAAGAACGATAGTTCGCCCCAGTACAACTCGTCGCCGTCGCTGTTGATGATCGCGAACTTCAACGTGTCCAATTCTGTGCTCATTGGTTCTCCGATACTCGTCGTAGGTGCATCTCGGCGTCGCCAACGGAGTCCTTCGCGTACCCCAGGTTCTGGATGATTGCCTCGCGGATATCGGTAGGGAGGTCTCCTAGTGATTGGATGCGCTGCGTCGCGTGCTTGATGAGTATGAGGATGGAGTCGAGGTGCTCGTCGGCTCTGCCTCTGGCGGCTCGGTCGGGCCAGTTCGGGTCGGTGTCGGGAATGATTGTTCCTTGGCGCGCGGGTGCAATGATCTGGTGGCTCATGGGTGGCTCCTGGGTCGTGGCTAGGGGTAGGGTACAACATTCCGGCGGGTCACGCTACACCCCCACTGGAGTGTCGATGCGTGGGGACTACAGTAGTGGCCCCCACTGCGGCATCATCGAGTGACCATCAGTAGCGCGCCACACGAAGTCTCCCATGGTGTAGACCACGCAGAACCATAGCGCGGCGTTCTCTACGCGGTTCTCTATGCGCTTCCGAATCGACCGCTCTGGGGTGGGGGTATCGTGGTCGACAATCATGCTACTACTTCGACCGAGACGACTACGGTTCCCCAGGGGGTGTGCTTCCTGGTTACCTTCACCATGGAAGCTCCTTCACACGCTTCCCGCATCCACCGCGGGAACACGCTCTGGGTTGCTTCGAGTTCTGCGGGTGTCTCTGTCTTCGTGCTCATCGTTCCGTCTCCTGCCTGGTTATCGTTCATGCTTCTACTATCGGCAGAACAGGATGATTACTTGAGTGGAACCTACCGAATCCTTAAAATTCGCCGGCTGAACGCGTTACGAACCGCTTACCGGGATCTTGTCCAGCTCGATAACCGTTCGACTCTTCGACGATGGAACCGTGCTTACCGCTAAGGTGATGTGCTTCGGGGAATCATCCTCTATCAACCCAGCGCGCTTCATGGCATCGAGACACACCTTGCAAGCAGCATGGGCATTATCAGCATCACTCGCTGGGCCGGGACGGTAGAACGTAACCCGTACGCTACGACGTTCTCCCGGCTCACATAGGGGGATCTTCTTCTGGATCGCTAGGAAACCAAGGTACTCAGTCCAACGGGTCTTCTCCCGCTGGATCACAGACCAATGAACCCTTCCGGGCCTGGGTGGAGGGGAACCATCCACGGTCAATGTCCAGGGGCCACTAGTCATTAGAACGGGTCGCGTTCCATGCTGATTCCTGCGTCTTCGAGTCGTTGCAGTGTGACGGCAGCGAACTTCGGATCCAACTCGATGCCATGCGCGCGCAATCCAAGCTGGTTAGCAGCTAGAAGAGTCGTCCCACTACCACAGAACGGGTCGAGCACAAACGATTCCTTTGTTGCGTGATTCGCGAGGCACTGCCGTACCAGACTCACTGGCTTCATCGTCGGATGCTCCTTCGATGCGCGTGGCCTGTCGTGCTCCAGCAACGTGGTCTGCTTACGACCACCCGTCCATGTATGCGCAGCTCCTGGTTTCCAACCGTACAGGATAGGTTCGTGCTTGTAGTGGTAGTCACTCCGACCCATGACGAATTGCTGCTTCTGCCAGATCAGCGTCTGACGCAAACCCCGCGTGAACAACGATTCGAGGAACACGAGGTGTAGCGGCCCAGGCGGGGCCGCTACATACCACCCCCCCCCGGCAGAAAGGCGAGTAAACGCCGCGTCGAAAGCAGCAACCAAGAGACTACGCAACTCGTCTTCCGTACACGCATCACCCTTGATCTTCAAAGCATCCTTTGTCTTCCCGGCATAGTCGACGCCGTAGGGTGGGTCTGTCCACAGAACACTCGCGTCACTGTCCATGCGACTATACGAAGACTCGTCTCTGGCATCTCCACATGTGAGTGTGATTCCTTGGCCGCTGAATGTGTCTCCGATTTCTACTAGCCACTTCGCTTGTGCTTCGTCAGCGAGGGTTGGCTCCGGGTCAGACGCCGACCCAGAACCGTTTGGGTCGAATCCGTTTCCGAGGTCGAAGAGGAGGTTCTCTAGGTCATCACCGTCATACCCGGAACCCACTAACCCTTCGGGCGTGTTGTTCAAACTGGTCAGGATGTCTGCGAGTGCTTGCTCATCACGAGTGGCGAGTTCGGTGGTTCGGTTATCTGCGACCATCATCTTCAGTGCGCGCTCATCGTCGACATCCACGAACACCACGGGTACTTGTGATAGGCCTGCTTGGCGAGCTGCTATCAGTCTGTGGTTCCCGGCGATGACCCATTTCGTAGATTTTTGTACCACGATCGTTCCGTAGAAGTCGTTGGTTTCGATGCTGGTGTGTATCGCGCCGATGTCTCCCTGCTGCGCATTCTGAGGATGCGTGGTGAGAGTATCGACACCGACAACTTCGTAAGATTGTTCTGCGATCCTGGCCACTGCTTACCGAGTGCTCGCCACGTCGATCGCTGACTGTGATACATGAAGAGCGGTCTCCAACAAGTCTCGAGCTTGGTCAACGCGTACTAGTTGTCCCTGTGGAATGTCCTTCAATATCGCTATGGATTCGAGTACCGCTTCGCTGAGGATCATCGCTGCGTGGTACGAAGCTAACTCGCGGGGTGTGAAACGGGGTGTGAAACTGGGTGTGTTTGGCTGCGTGATCTTCGTGGTTTCGCTTGTGATTCCTATGGTCATATGATCATCCTAGTGGCCTTGTCGGCGTCGTATGGGAGTGAAGAGATCCTGTCCCATACCTGGCCGGTACACCCCGAGCCGTGCTGCATGAAACGCCACGTAGTGACCCCGCCAACCACGCGATCCAAGAGTCCAACCCCCGGCATCGCCATCAGTAATGCACGCTCGCCACACGTCGAGCACTGGTACCTATCAGAGTCGTAACTATTCATGGCGCATCGTTTACATTCTCCGGGTTGACTACGTTACATTCGGCGGGTTGTATCATCACCTCGGAGGGGTCTTCCCAAGCTCCCCAAGGCCGATACTGGGAGCCTCGTACACGCGTGCATGCAACCTGGGTTTCTTCTCCGCGACGCAGTACAGCATCCAGCGCTCGCCCCGCTGCTCTGATTGCTCAGACACGTGGTTACATTCCATGCAGGTATATAGGTATTCAGGCACGCCTAGCCGCCCTGTACGCTTTGCATTGGTACTTGTTACACGTCAGGCAGTACCTTCGTGGGTACCCATTCATTCTCGATCCTTGCCTCACTCCATCGAGAATGTGCCCTCTCGGGCAATGTGTCTTGGTTGCATGTTCTCCACGGAGAGAATTAGTCCTCGGTGTAACCGCCTCTAAATGTTCCGGGTTGACACACGCACGGTTACGACACAGGTGGTCGAGTTGTAATCCTTCTGGGATCTCCCCAACGAGCATCCTGTACACGACACGGTGTGCTCGTTGTAGGGAACTATCGACCCAGACGTATCCGTATCCCGCATCGTTCCTTGCTGCTGTCCACTCCCAGCACCCAGACTCCGCGATACTGCATTTACTGAGCACGCGTTCCAGGAGTATCGTAGTCACAGACACCTTAGAGTCCACACTCATGTGATCGGGGCCTCGTCACACCTGAACGTCACAAACCCATCCTCGGAGTCATCCCGGTCTGGTGGCCAGGGTGTCGGAAGAATAGTGAAGTACGGCGGCAAAAGATCAGGAGGAACAATCCCCCCGCCACCAGAGCACCCACCATCACGCACAACATTCTGGAACCAGGGAGGAACCACGCCTGGGTTACCGTTCGCTGGTGGCTTCGGCTTCTGTTGTGGCTTGGCTACATATTCGATAACACTCACTGATACTCCTTCTCTTCGGGTTTACTTGGTTGATTCTACGCTGACTCGTGTTCTGCGCCGAGTACCGTCTCGCTTGGTTCTCGGTATCGTATGGTCACCATTCCTGTTCGGCCTTTACTGACTGTCCACCCAGTGTCAGATCTGAGTGACTGACCCGACTCGAGTACGCCCGCCGCGTAGATACGTATCTGATTCTTCGCCTCCGCATCTAACTGACCGTCTAAGAGTAGCGCCGACGCCATACGGTCGAACACTTCGTCATTCGTCTTTGGTGCTTCCTTGAAGCACCGCGCGCAGACGCATCTAGTGAGTAGCTCAGACTCCTCTGGCTCGTGTCCTTCGACGATGAGTTGCTTGGTTGTGTCGGCCCATGCGAGCAGTTCACCGATCCTCGTAGAATCCTCTCGTGTGAGTGTCACTGGCCAAGCCGTACTCCGCGCGATGTCAGCTTTGTCCACAAGGATGATCCAGAAATAGTCGAACGGCACACCGTACACCTCGGCGATGTGCATATATCGTAGGCTCTGCTCCACGTGATCACCTGCTGGCTTCTTCAGCGTGGTGGTGGATTTCACCTCGAAACCAACCCGGCCCACACCAAACAACGGATTCGCCAACGGAGCAGTCCTATCCGACACGATGTCAATATGCCCCCGATTACGATTCCCCCCCCACGGGATAGGAACCTCCGTCAAACTATTCGAATACATCGAGTTCAGCACGTCATGAACGAACAAGTCGCGGCATAGGTTACCGAGCTTCTCCACCCCCGCACTCACAAAATTCGGGTACCTCTCCGGATACACACTAGCCAAAACCATCTGCACAGGACACATAGTCGACACGTGCATCCCCTGGTAGGGGGGGCGTGGCTGTTCGGGAGCCCACACCCCCCCTACATTCATCGGAGAGCCCAACACTAGAACGGTATGTCATCGTCGTCGGCCACGCTGCTGGTCACCGCAGTGGCAGTGGCTGGGTTCGGCGCTGTGACTCCGTACTCGTCATCAGCTACCGCCACACTCCGCGAGTGAGTGCGGATCGAAGCTGCGTACTCCCGCACTGCAGCTACCTGCACTGGATCGAGGTCTACGAGTACCTGGAATGTAGCCTTGGAGTAGGTGATGCCGCCCTTACTGACATCCCTGACGAGGCCGATACTCACAACTACGTCTGTGCTTCGGCGACTCTTGGCCACGATGCGCTTCCCAAGGAAGTCCCCGAACGCCTTCACGCTCGTGGGAGGCAGAGTAACCTGCCACGGGAACGCCTCACCACTACCCAGCAGGTAGATACGATGCATGTTCTTCGTGGCCTTACCACCACCTGCTCCACCCACCAGGTGTGCGCTACCCCACTGATTGAACGGGCACGACGCGAGGTCTTCCAATGCGCCAGCCTCTCGAGCGGCATCAGTCAACACCTGCACTTTGCCATCCAAGCTATACGCATCCGGAGGCTGGTTATCGCCAGTGAACGGGTTCAACCACAGGCTACTTATCGGGTGGTGATCAACGATCACACCCACTAACTCAGCGAGTTGACCAGGACGATTCGGGTCATCTCCAGGAACCTCCCACGACAACCCACCACCAGCAGGCACCTTCACACGGTCAAACGACAAGTCGAAGCCACTCATCTCCTCGCTCCAGATCTCCCCAAGGTTTCCCCCAGTTCCCGTTACCGCCAACTCGTACTTCGTAGATTCTGTGCTGGTCTCTAGGTCTGTGCTCAACGTAGTCTCCTCTCGTCTGATTGCTACCTCCGTGACACCCTCAAAGCCCAATCAACCAGATCACTCGGTCGTGTATCAGGCGCCTCATCGTCACTGTCTTCCTGGTGTCGGCTGCTGCTCACTTGGGGCTCCTTGGGTGGCGATGCGAGGACACTACGAGTCGCGTCGGACACAGCTCTGGGCGGAACTGTGCGCCCCCGTCGTGACCCCGCTGCATCCGATGCGTTCCATAGGTTCATGCCATTAAGAGACGCCACAAGCGACCCCCAACGCGACCCCGTAGGAGACCCCAGATGAACCCCCGTACGTCCAGCGCATGGAGACCAATACACAAAGCCCTGCTAACCAGTAAGAAATGGAGGCGCACAAACGACGACGGACGCATCCTCTACATCGCCTTACACCTAGCATCCGACTCGTATGGAGCAATCGAACTACGAGACATCGCCCAGCAGTGTTTCCCAAGCGTCCCTGGGTGGGATGACGACCAGAGAATCAGCTCCGCACTCACCGACCTAGAACGCGTCAATCTCATCACCACTGGACACGTCACCGACCGCGGAAATTGGGCATGGATAGTGGACTTCGACGACCACCAACCCCAGCGATCGCTTTCCAAACGAGGCCCCCAAAGGTCACCAAAACAACCAGGGGCCCCCGACGTGACCCCGGTTGGCCCCCCTAGAGAACTAGAGAACAAGAGAAAAGATCAAGACATAGAGAGTACTGAAGTACTCTTGTCAGACGAAACGTCTGACGCCCCAAAAACAGAAACAGCAGACGACCCAATGAACGAACAAGCACAGATCGTCTGGGAGCACTGGCTCGCCATCGCCGCACCGATCGTCAACCCCAACGGACACGCCAAAAGACGCCGACTAACAAACGACCGGCGACGCGTCATCTACTCCCGACTGAAAGAGGGATACACCCCCGCCGAACTCACACAAGCCATAGACGGATTCGCCGCAGACGACTTCCACCGAGGAAAGAACGACCAGAAAACCGTGTACCTGGACATCACCACGATCTTCAGAAGGGCCAGTAAGGTCGACGCTGGCATCGCTATAGCCGGCCGGTCATCGCAGCGCCGCGAGGAGGTGTCGAAGTATGTCCGCCCCAAATCAGTCGTGTGACGTCTGCCGAGATAACTGGCGGATCGATGAGTGTATGTCCCACAACACGCTCTGTGAGCAGCATCAGAAGGAGTACGACGAGTACCGTGTTGATAGGGATCTTCGGGGAATCATCCCTGAACATCTCCATGGTTCACACCCCCGTGACTTGCCGGCTGGTTTGTCTGATTGGACGGGTGAAGACCACGGCGGGCTGTATCTGTACGGATCGGTTGGCGCAGGGAAGAGCCATTCGGCAGCTGCTCTGGCGAAGCGTTGGTATGTGCGGCACCGGGTTGACTTCGGTTTTCGTGTCGCTTGGGCGAATGTTCCGATGACGATCCTCGATACCCTAGCCGCGTTTTCCAGTGGTCAGGATGCTTCCTCTATCTGGGATCGCATGGAGTCAGCTTCTCTCCTGATCCTGGATGACATAGGTATCGAGACACCGAAGGATTGGGTGAGGATGCGACTGTACGCTCTAGTTGAGTACCGATTAAACAAGCGTCTCCCGATGATCGTTACCTCGAACCTCGACCTCGGAGCGTTGTCGGAGAGGCTGGGGTCTCCCCAGATTGCTAGTAGGCTGGCGCAGGTCTGTACGCAGTTCTCGTTTGAGGGGATGCCCGACCGGAGACTGGAGGGGCTATGAGCCTATTCGTAGATGTTTCAGTAACTGGCTTCGGGGGCTTAGACCGTGTGGATTGCTTCATGGTCACGAATCGTGGGCACCCCGGAGGGCACTGCCGCGACGATGACTGTGATCTCAGGGACTACAAGTGGTCATGGGATCAGGGTGGGATCGTGGGGTGGGTGCAGCATCGACGCCGAGACGGGGCCTTGAAGCTCGTGCAGATCGCGTTGAATTCGATGCTGGGAGACGAGAACTATGTGCACTGAACACTGCGGTAGTTGGTTGGTGGGGAGCGCCCCGCCTAGTCGCCACAACCCGCGGGGTCGCTCCCAGCCTTGGTACTCGGAGCCAATCAACGAAACCAGCGGCTTCGGATTGAAGCACCAAGACGAAGTCGTATCGTGACATACCCCCCGGACACCCCACGATGAGCAGGAGCATTACCAGAAGTCCTTGCCCACGCTGTGGTGGCCGATTCGTCTTCGTTGGAGAGAACGGTCGGACGATTTTGTACCGATGCGTTTTCTGGCCGAAGTGCCCATTGGTGGTTTTTCCGCATGGAGAGGCGTATAACCAGCCGCAAAACTAGCAGCATGTGTGGAGCGTCCAGGGGTGTGTGCTAGTCTTCGAAAATGCCCACCCCCCCAAAATATCTTCGCCGCTTGGCGTTCACCCTCACACTCCTCTGTCTAGCATTCCCAGCAGCCACACCGGCAACCACCACAAAGTCCACAAACTCACCAGCTCACCAGCTCCCACGATTCTGCAAAACCCACCCCCCCACACTCCGCAGTATCACCGTAAAACACCGACGAGCCACCCTGCACCAACGTAGAATGATCCTCCGAATACTCCGAGCAGCACGACACCACCACGCACCCAGAGTCATCCATATAGCAGCGATCGCAGCCACCACCCAAGAAGCCAGCGCCAGGAACCTCCCCTACGGGCACGGCAGCAGCGTCGGCCTCTTCCAACTCATCGACCTACACGGCACCATAGCGTGGCGCCTCGTCCCAGAGAACAGCGCCGGATGGTTCATCCGGGGCGCCCTAAAGATCTACCGCTACAACCCCCGTATCGACCCAGCGAGCCTCGCTCAGGCCGTAGAACGCAGCGCCTACCCCACCGCCTACCAGCAGTGGGTCACAGAAGCCCGCCACACCTATTGGACAGTCAAGGCGTGGCGCCAATGCCACCCCCTACCTCACCACCGCTAGGTAGCAGCGTCCGACCACCTGGGTAGGTTCCCAAAGACAACGCCACACCACCGGGAGGAACCCGTCTTGAGCCTCAAACCAATCCACATCGGCGACCAAGCCACCGAACAGGAAATCCTCGCGATACTCTCAGAACACACCAACGGAATCCCCCTCATAACCGTCATACTTAACGGCAACGAAAAAGGCAAAACAAGCCTCATCACCGCAATATCAAAAGCACTCGAGCAAGTACCACCATCGAATCAGGCAGTGATGTTTCTGGAACTAGCCACACTCGTAATCGAAGCCGCATCAGAACTCGTACCAATATACGAGCACTACGACGACACTGCTGACGCAATCGACGAACTCATAGAAACCTGCGGAATGGTTCGAGACTACGTCGCAGAAAGAGCCACGCGATGATCACCGCGATAGACGCTACACTCGCCGCACTATTCTTCATCATCGCCATATGGCTAGTCGCAACACCAGACCTCGACGAAGACCACCCGACCATCATCGCCATAACTCTTCTTCCCCTAGCAACAGCGATTCTCCTCACCTACCACGCCAACCACCCAGGATAGGAACACCATGCAAAAAGACATCAGCCTACGAACCATCGCATGGGTCGAAAACGCCATGAGAACCAGCAAAACCCAAGACCAGTACGCCTTCCGCCTCAACTGGCTAACAAACCTCCGAGCCGCATGGCACCACCAACAAACCGAGTTAGCCACAGGAGTAATCATCGATGAGAACGCATAGCATCACACTCACCAGCGAAGAATGGGCACAAGTCGACGTCGCCATCAAACAACGACTGCACTACAATGAATACCCCGTAGAAACACGTCACCCCATACCCTCACTACTCACCGCAATGGAAGCAATCAAACAGGAGCTGCAAAGCGATGAGTAGCGACGATGACCCACGGCTCCCACCCCCAGATCCACTCCTCCAACTCATCACAGACATAGACCAACACGCCGCCAACGCATCACACATCATGAAAGTAATACACAACGAGTACCAAGCCCTAGTCGAGCACGGAACCCCCAGCCTCGCAGCAGCAATCATCATCGGCACAAGATGGAGAATCACATGACCATGACAGAACTCGGAAAACCAACCCCAATCAACGGACACCAAATCACCCTCACAGCAGACGGCGGCCAGTACGGACTCCCCCACCCATGCCCACCATGCCTCGGCTCCGGAACAGGAGACGACGAAGGCTACCTGGGAAGATGCCGCAACTGCAGCGGCAGCGGAGAACTCCACCAACCATGGCACCCCGTCAACCACGACAACTGCAACTGGGTCAACAAAACACCCGACGAAACACACGACTCGAAGCGCGTCATCGACCTCACCATCCCAGCAGCCATCCTAGCCGGAGCCATAGCCTTCGCAATCCTCGCACTCATCGCAGCAGCAACCACACGACTATTCCTCTGGATCCTCGGCGTAGGAGCCTAACCACCTTGTGGTTCGTGCATGGTGTGCAAGGAGAACTTGCAACAGGGTTTCGAAGTTGTCCCCTCATGAAACACACGAACCACAAACCACTCCCCCACCCCGTAGCCGACCCGGCAGAATAGAATCAACGTATGCCAGCAGGTCGACCCACACACCTCACACCCGAAGTACAAGCCGAAGCCATCCGCCTCGCAGCAGCAGGCGTACCCAAACGAGTCGTAGCCGAATCAATCGGAATCAACCGTCAACAATTCTTCCAATGGCTCAGGTGGGGAGACCCAAACCTAGAACCACGACCCAACGAACACGTCCCCAAAGACCGCACCATCTACCTAGAATTTGCCGACGCCTTCGCCCGCGCCCGCGCACAAGCCATCATCCTCTGCGAAGCCACCTGGCTCAAGGCAGTTAAGGATGGTGACGCTGCACAGGCCGCTCACTGGTTGAAGACCCACGAGCCCAGTCTTTACCGGGAAGAGATCGATGTGAACGTGTCTCTTGGAGCGATTGGCCCAGCTATGGAAGCGTGGCGAGACTCAATCCGGGAAATGCGGGACAAGGCTTTGCAGCAGAAGAATGAGCGACGAGACTCCTGACCCTAGCCGCGTTGAGGCCATGCGTATAGCTGGCCAGGAACGCTGGGACATGTGGAGCCAGGTAGCAGCTCGCCCAGCGCAGCTCCCCCACGAATCCAAGCAAACTAGCCTCTACATAGGTGGTCGGGCTAGTGGTAAGTCAAAGGGGGGTGGGGAGTGGCTCGCGCATCGGATCTGTACGGAGCCCGGCTCGTATGGCTTGCTCACTCCTACAGTGGATCATGGGGTCACGGAGTGCTTAGAGGAGAATCTGTACACCATGATTCCCCCCGAGTTTCGTCACTGGCGCGGATCGGTGAACCAGGTGGACTTCGCGAACGGATCAAGGCTACGCCTCTACCATGCAAGGGAGCAGGGTAAGGTCAGGGGCCCGAACCTCATGGGTTGCTGGATTGACGAGCCGGCAGAGATGCGGTACGGCATGGATGCCTGGACGAACGCGCAACTCGCCACACGTATAGAGCGCCCAAACGGCTTACCACCACAGATCTTCGTTACAGGTACACCGAAGCGCGTGGTGGTAAGCCGTTTG